GTCGGTAACAACGAACGCTGAATAGTCTCCGCCAATACCTCGAGCAGTATCAACAGTCATAGTATAAGTTCTGTCTGGCATAGGTTCTTCGAAAATATCCAGACCCTCATTAGTAAAGATTGGATCAATAGAACTCATGTTACCGAGAGTCTTGGAACTTATCAGAGTGTTACTCGAACCAAGGAAGTTGCACATAACTTCTTGGTTGAATTTTAGTTCTCCGAGAAGTCTTAGTTGTTCTTCTGCCCACGCATCGTCTCTACCTGGAATTTCAGTATATGGAATGAACATCGGTTCAAATCCATTCAATCCCTTTTCCGCTTCGTTCCAGAATTTCCAGAAGTGATTATAACCAAGAGGTGTTGAAGTCAACAGAATCTTCGTGGTTTGACCCGCAGAAATTGTAGGATAAACGGAAGCGAAAAACTGTTCGGCGACGGTGTTTGGAATAATTGCCGCTTCGTCGATATACAACCAGTTAACTGACTTACCACGAATACCCGAGGCAGTCGTAGCAGCAGTAAAAACTTTTGAACCGTTTTCTAATTCAACGTCGCCCTTGTTCCAGGTTCTTACGCCCTGCTGCATCCAGATTGGGAGATTCTCATACATACCTTGATAACGAGACATGACTTCTCGAGCAGCGGTAGTTTTGTTCGCCATGATAGCAACAGTTTTTGCATCTTGGAATAACGTATACCAGAGAATACAAGCAGCAGAGGTAATAGTCTTACCCTGCTGACGACCTTCCATCAGAATCGCCTTACGGTTTTCTAGGATATGTTTTACTTTACGCTTCTGACAATCATACAGTTTAAACAACTGAAGACCGTGATCGAGCGTAACAATCTGGCAGTAATTTTCGATAAAATAAATTGGGTCATCCTGACACTTGATCAGTTCTTCCAATTGTTCTTTGGTAAAGGTATGTTTGTAACCAATCGGTTTTAGATTAATATTACCGTGGTAGGAATTCTCATCACTCATGGTCTATAATTTTTTCTTTTTCTGCTTTCAATGCTTTAAGAAGTTCCTGCGTAGAACCAGCAAAGACGATATTGTTTTGCGTCTCGATATTTTGCTTCTTTGGTTCTTCTTCCTTCAGTTTCTTTTTCTTTGCCTGAAGATCGAGAAGATCTTTCGCAGTGTCGCCAGTTGTTTTGATCAACTGACCAACAACTTCATATGCACGAGGACTGTCGCTGGCAAGAGCAACGTTTAACATTCCGTCAAGTGCTTGCTGACTCTTGTCAATCAGATCGTTGAGTTTCTTACGGGCAATCTGATAATCGTCTTCGATATCATCGCCAGTCGAAATAATTTCGGGAACAAGATTTGTCTGCGGAACCACGGCGGGAACATTATCTTCCTCGTCGTTCATTTCAGTTCCAAATAATTGATCAAGATCTTTATAGTTATTCGAAGAACTCATCAAATGTCTCCACATAATCCCAAACACCTGTTTCTGGTGTCACATCACTTGGGTTGGTTGTTACGGTATATCTCTGCCCATTGGTATAATCTGCAAAATCATTTGCGTATGAGTTTGCGATTGCAGTTCTAATTATGCCCTGCTGTTCAACTGGTCCGTAGAAATTCAACCCTAGAGTAAAATTCAAAGTCCAAATGATAGATTGCCTTTGAGTGAAATCACCCTCGTATTGATCTTCGTAATCAATACCGTTGAGTGTAATTTGTAAGTCGCGTTTAATTCCCATCGCAGGAATATCGTTAATGGTAACGCAGAAATCTGGATTAAAGAATGGTAGAATCTGTTCCACGCATTGCAAACCATCATCCTGATTCTTGGCAAAAATATAAAGAGCGATGTTCATATCATACGGAGTGCTGGTATATTGAGTTCTCAACGTATTTGGATCATCTCCTTGCCCGACTGCCACGTTTTTAGTAAGCAAGTTAATTTTTCTGGAAGGATTATAATTCAATCCTGTAATTTCGAAACCAATTCTAGGCAGAGTTATTGCGATTCCGTGAGTATCAGTTGTGGGAACTGACGCAATACGAGCAAGGAACTTTTGTTTGGTTGAATATGCAAGCGGAACTCGAACATTCTGCACGACTTCGTTTGCGGAATTTCTTCTTTGAACAGTTATGTTGTTGAAGATTGTTCCGAACGCAATAATTGCCTTACGAATATGTTGGTGATAGAAGAATTTACCGAGAAACATAATTACCTCTTTATGAACTCACCAAACGGATTGATCGCAGTGAAATCTAAGATTCCATCAGCAATAGCAACATTATCGTAAGTTTCGTTATCTGCTTGCGGATCGATTAGAGTTGCGTCATAACCACCTAGAATTAATTGGTCGCCCGAATTTAACAGTAAATTAAACCCGCTGTTAAGTAGGAACTGATACTTATATTGGTCGAGGGAGTTATTATCTTCGATCGCGTCGATTTCAGGATTTCCTGTATCGAACATCTCAGAACTATACTCGAAGACTTCGCATCTTAGTTTAAATACGTTAATTTTACCAAGTTGGTAAAACGGATTCATGAAATCTACGTATTTAATTTCGAAGAATGTTTTAGTTTTGGCGAAGTATAGGAGATCGCCTTCTGCTGGTCTTGCAGTAAGTTGTAAGTCATTCGCATTCTGCGCAACTGCTTCTTCCCAACGTCTTTTAGAAACGACGAAGGTGGCAGCAGATCTAAACTCAAATCCAAACTTGGTGAACAGTTCTCCGTCGCCCTCAAATCCTTCTACGTTTTCTAGATACATTTCCAGAGGGTAGAATTGACTGAAGAACGATAACGGATCTTCTCCTAGGATCGGATCTTTATTTGCTATTGTTCTTGGAAGATAATAAACATCGTGACCATAAATCTTCAAACTCTCAATGACAAGATCTTCCACCAAACGCTGTTCGTTTGTGGTTCCCGAAGTATTGCCAGATTGAAAGTAGAAGTTGGTAGGCATATCTTATCCTACCATGAAATCGACGGGCAGTTCCGACTTTAGTTGCATATCGGTTTCGATTGCAGAAATTTCTTCGACTGCCTCATCATAAATTTCTTTGCCGTTGAGAATAACACCGCCTGGAAGTTGGATTCCACCAAACTTCTTCATGTTTTCTCCCCATTGACGTTTGATCAATGCAGTAGCATAACGTTTCAGGAACTGGTCGTTATATACTTGCGTGTATTCATTTGGATTTAGAATACGGTAGCATTCAATAATGACATAGTCTCCTGGTTGAAACACTTCGCCCCAGTTTACGTCGATAAACATTTTGTCCATCTTACGATTATAGCGAATAGATCTCTTTCCTGGGAAAAGCATATCATACATTTCCAAGGTCTGCTTGACTTGTGTGTAATAGATTAGGTCGGCAGAAAGAAGATTATACATGTCGTTCAATCTAAACTGATAAACGAGATTGAACATGTTGTTTGGATTTTCAGTTCCGTCCGATGGCGCATTGAAATTGAACATACGAATAATTCCGATTACCGAATCAGGAATCGGAATATACTGGTTTTCGATATCACCAGGAGTATAGAAGTTTGTGGTAGCAATTGATCTACTGAAACCAGAAGTAGAACCTGTAACAGTTTCTCCGGAAACGAATGTTCCTTTTACGTTGCTGACAGTAGAATTAGTTCCGTCTAGTGATAATAGTTTACATGAAGCGCCAGAAGTGGCGCCTACTAATGTTTCATTTATCTCAAACGATGGGGAACTTAATCCTGAGAACTTTAATGCCGCTCCAGTAAGTTGGTGTTTAAGATAAACACGTTCTACACCGTCGAAGTGAAATTCTTGAAAATACTGCAGAGCATCGTCGATGCGATCTTGAACCTGATCCTCATCTACGTTGATCTCAATTACTGGGAACCCCAGTCTGCGTAAGCAGTAATCTATTAATTCTTGTCTTGATGCAACTGCCATATCGTGTCCTCTTTAGGACTATTTATAATGATCCCATATCATAAATAGCAGGATTTACGCCAGCGATGTCACCAAGATCGATTGTTTCTGGAACAGTAAAAAAGTCAGGATTATATCCGCCAACTTCAATAATACTTCCATCAGTCTTTTTGGAATACAAAGTTCCGTCTGCAAGATTTACTGCAAGTTCCCCAACCGCAATGTCATTTACTCCAGGAATTGCTCCTGACGACTCACTACGTTTAAGTTGTATAACAGTTCCCATTAGTTTAATAGAGTCCCTGACGCATCATAAATGTTAATACGATAATACGCACTTGAGTTACCATCCAGAAGATCCGCATCGAGTCCGGATCCAGAACCGTCAACTGTTTTAAGTTTGGTTAAAATATCAGACGCAGTATAATCAGAAGCATCCAATTTTAGACCTAATGCAGTTGTAATCGTCGAAGCATAACTTGCATCGTCGTTGATTGCTGCAGCAAGTTCGTTCAGCGTATCGAGCGCAGCAGGTGCGCCATCTAGAACGTTATTGATTGCTGTGGTAACATACGACTGGGTAGCAATAGTTGAAGTATCAACTGCAATTTGTCCAGTTGTAATTGTAATACCAGTTCCAGCACTAAAGTGTGCGCGAACATCAGATGCTGAAGGACCAGTATATGTAATTACGCCAGTCGAAGAATTATAAGAAAGTGAACCGTCGCCGCCAGAATCAGTTACTGAAAGATCTGATAGTGTAATGAAATCGGCGATTGCCGATTCTTTTGCAAGAGGAAATCCGCCAGCAGTAGTTCCGTCGTGAACGACAACTGTATCTTTAGTTGTGTCGACAGTAACTTCACCAACAGCACCAGTAAAGGACGAGTGCTGGACGGTAGTTCCTCTTCTAAGTTGTAAAATCGTTGCCATTTGTATCTCCTAATCCACTCTATTTAGTTGTATGTTCCACCATCTAGAATGGCACCGTCTTGTATGTTGTCCAAAGATGTTTTTAGAAGTTCGTGACCACCAGCGGTTGACCCATCATGAACTCTCAGCGACCAGTTAGTAGTGTCGACCGTAACTTCTGCCTCTGCCCCAGTAAATGCTT